TGATAAGACCGTTGGCCTCAAGCGCTGGTCTGATGGCATTCAGGAATGACTCAAGGTTGGCGTAGTTGCTTTTAAGGTGCGGGTTTTGCGCGTTCTTTTTGGCGCTGCTACTCATTACCTTGCGAGCCTCTACCAGAGCCTTAATCAGGTTTGCTTTCTGTTCTGAAAATCTCATCACTTCACCTCATTTACTATAAATTACAGGTTAAATTGCTTTTTGAACCATTCTGGCGTTTCCATTTCGATGACCGGATTACCCATTGAGTAACCGGGCCATGAACTAGCCTTTTTGCATGCCTTATAGATTTCCATCGCGCTGCGCAGCTGAATGCGACCAATGCGTAACTGTTCATCAGTCAGACGAATCAACGCAGGGATGAATGGCGATTTCTTCTCCTGCACCAGAAGATTTACCGAGCGAGGTGCATGCCCATAAGCCTCGACAAACATGTCGTGCTGCATCGCCATCTTCATAAAGTACCCGAGACGCGCTGCATGGCGGAAAAACTCATCAGGCTTTGCGCTGACCGCTGTTTTGTAGTCGATGATATCGCCACCGCGAGTAAGGCAGTCAAATCGCACCTTGGATGACTCGCCAAGCAACTCACCGAGAATTGACACCTCGGAATAAGCACCAGAAAGCAGGCTGCTGTAATAGCTGTTTGCATGGATTACAGCGCGCATCTGCATGATGGCGTCATAATCATCGCCTTCCAGCAAAATTCTTCCTTTTGCATTTAGTTCAGCAAACAGGCGCTCTTCATCATAGATTCTAACTGGCTCTCCAGTTGAGCGTATGATTTTGATCACCTCAGCCTTTGTCTTGCCAGAGAGCCCCTTAATGCCGCGCTCTTTCGCCCATGAGTTCATATCGCTCACAGTAACAAGCAGTTCAGCGCCAAAATCCTCTTTCGTCGGCATGCGGGCATATTCGGCTTCGAAGCGCTCAGGCTCAAGCAGTGCGGTATGGCTACCGGTTCCGAAGACAAGAGCCTTTGATTGCTCATCTTCTTCGTCTTTATAGCGCCACGCTGCCGGGCAGCGATCATAGATGTTCCACAGGCCAGAGCCATTGATGTGCTCTGTGTCAGCATGATACTGGTCATTACTGAGTTCGTTGTTTAAATAAACTTTCATCAATCACCTCTTTTTATTGTTAAGTCAATCTACATCAAGCCACGTCATTCATCAAGCCCAAAATAGAATAACGTAGCCTTTTTTATCTCATTAAGACCATAAGCAATGGCGCCAAAGTGACCCTCTGCAATGGCGCACTCAAGAACCTCAATCTGCGATGGCGATACTTTTGATTTTGTCTTATCACGCCTCTTCAGTTCAATCAGGCCGCATTTATGATTAACACCGTGGGTTAGTATCACATTGTCGCTTACGCCGCTCCTGACGCCCATTTTTCGGCGTTTTTCGATGAATTGCGGACCACTCTTTGTGCCGGTCTCATTTGGAACATGAAACCAAAGAGCATCAGGAAAACGGTATTGCATCCACAGACCATAGGCCATCTGGTCAGATTCCTCCCTTGGGCACTCCCCGCGATAACCGCTATCAAATACCCATATTCCACTATCAAGCTGCTTCAATTTGTTCTCCTGCCGTGGTTTTGATGGAATCCGTGCTTAACCTCGGCTTCCTCTCTTGCTTTTGCTGCATTATTAAAATCAACAAATAGCCCAAGATAAATGTTTTTACCCTTTACTTTTATTTGAGCCATCCATTTCTTCCTGTCTGAGTTCCATGTCACACCAGTAACTCCAGAGGTGTTATTGGTTGCGATACTTTGATTCATGCCATTCCCAAGATTATTAACTAACCTGAGATTTTCTATTCGATTATCATCACGAACATGGTTGATATGATCAATCTGCATATCTCCTTGTATTTGACCGTTATGCATTTCCCATATGATTCTATGTGCACGATAAAGACCCCTGCCAATCCTGACCATTACATAACCAAACCTTGGGCACTTGTTACCTGCAGTTTTATGTGCAAACCTAGTATTCCAAGTAGCTGCTGACCTCTTAGTTTTAAAAGTTGAAACATCTCTTTCCTTCCATATAAGAAAGCCATTTTCATAGTAAAAATAATCATGCCAGTTCATTTTTTTGTCCGAATTCTTTTCTGTGGATGATATCGCGGCCTTTATCGTTAAACCGGTGCGTGATGCGCTTTGGTGCGCGGATGAGACCAGTGAACGCCATGAATGCTTTTGCGCTGTGGCAATTCATGAGGTTATCAATCAGATTCCTGTCTGACACATGGTTTAGTAATCCTTTAATCTTAAACTGATTTTTCAGGTACTTCTCCTGCCTTCCGAATGGATAGAATACCTCGTTGGCCCAGCCATCTTTGCCGTTTTCTTTCGTGATGAAATAACGATAAACAACACCCTTCTCATCTTTCGTTAGCTCAATCTTGAAATCCTTTACATCAGTCCATTCTTTATCAGTGTATGCCCGTTCATTCAGCGCTGCATTAGGGTCGCGCAAAACGTGATCGCATTGACGGCAATAACGAGCTGTTGGGTCGTTTTTTGTTCCACAGCCATCATCAAAAATACGGATGCCGTGCTTGTCGAAACCACAGCGAATGAAACTGAAAAACTCTTCGCATCGTCCGTCTGGCGATGTTGCATCTTTACCGATGCAGCGCCGTGCATATGGGCTGTTCATCGTCTGGCATTTAGGGCATGGAACCTGCTCTCCGCTACGCTTGGCGCGCTGCGCTTCTGCTTCCTCAAGAATAGGGTCTTCGTACAGACCGCCCAACTCGAACATAGTTCCGGTGAAGTCAAGGCAAAGGTGGTTTTCTTTCACCAGACCTGCGGCAATCTGCTCAGGCTTTAAAAGGCGCATTGGTCGGCCAAGCAACTGCGTCAGAAGCGTCAGGGACATAATTTTTCTCAGAATGACAGACGTGTCCCAATATGGGATGTTGACGCCAGTAGTGAGGCAACCTATTTGCAGCGTGTATTTTTTGCGCCCGGCTGCCGCATCTTTCAGCGCTTTCCGTCTGGCTTTCTGCCCCATATCCTCGGTAACAATGGAATAACTGCCTTCTGGTAAATATTTTGCAGCCTCCTTGCAATGTTTCTTACCGGCGCAGGTAATGAGTACACCGAGTCTGTCGCGCGTAAGCTCCATGACTTTGAGCATTATTTTTTGCGTCAATGTACCCTGCTTGAGAATTTCTTCCTGCATCTCTTTTAGCTGGCTATCAGTGAAGTCCTGCACGCCGTCAACATCACTACTGGCAAACTCATGCAGATCGTATTGCAAGTCTTCGATATCCTGACCCCCGAAGATAGTCGGAACCAGAAACCCTAAATCAACAAGGTATTTTGTGCTGATGTTAACTATTTCGTGTTTCCAGTAAGCCCCCTTTATCGACTCAACTCCGCGAAACGGGCTGCCGGTGTAGCCAATGACAATCACCTCATGACCGTACTTCGCTTTACAGCGCCTGTTAAGTTCATTCATGATGACACCGTACTGCGTCTCTGGCTGCTCTGATATTATGTCCTGCCAGTTAACCTGGTGACATTCGTCGACGAGTATGTAGCGAGGGGTAAAGTCAGAAAGCAAAGATTTTGTCACTGTGCCATCGTCTGCCGTCTTATCAAAAAGGCCATTTATTATTGTGCCCTCTGTTCCCGCGATAAGCGGATAGGCATACGCCTTACGTCCAAGAGATGCGCTAAACAAAGAGTTTTTTACGCTCAGATTCCAAAGCTCCTGAGCATCCTGCTCAATAATTTCACCTTGTCGCGCTATAACCAGGCCTTCCCATCCCATATCCTGAAACCGGCGGGCAATCATGGCGATCATGATTGTCTTACCAGCACCCACTGATGCTGTCACAAAACTTGGTTTAGGTTCTCTACCAAACTTTCGGATAACCTCCGCTGTCTTTTCATATACCAGCCATTGGTAGGGGCGCGGTTCAATTTCCCCGGTATGGATGCTGGCCCGCAGCTTATCCATATCCAGCTCAGCAATCATTGCATCAATTTTTTGCATTTTGAATCACCCAATTATTTCAATCGACCAAAATCTTTGTGGTATTTTTTAGATGCTATTGCATACGCCATTGCGGCTGCTTCTTTTGTGGCATGCCTTCCAAGCCATATTTTTTTATTATTAACCCATATCCAGCAAGTCCATCTACCTGTCTGCTTGCAAAAACCTACACCTTTCACTCCTGATGTGTTGTGTTTTGGGGTTCTCATGTTTCTAACATTTTCGTTAAAGTTTGCCTCTCTAAGGTTTTCTATTTTGTTGTTTAAAGGATTCCCATCGATATGGTCTATTATTAACTCAGGCCAATAACCATGCACTAACGCCCATATTATTCTATGAACCTTTATATCAAAGCCTAAAAAACCAACCTGAAGATATCCACTTACAGTCTTTGAGCCTGCAATAGCACCACGTTTCACCCTGTTTGTTGTTGTTCTTTTCCATATGAGATTTATTCCGTCATATGAAAAATACTCATGCAGCGTGGATACTGGTATTGACCTCTCTTTTGACTTCATCAATTCGAAATCATTCACTTTACGTTACCCTCATTCAGTGTTACGCTTAAAGCATACAAACAGTAACAGATGGAGTCAACATGTTTTATTGGGAAGATATACGACAAAGGATGATTGGAAACTGGGAGGCCGCGCTGCTATCAATAGTGAATATTGACAGGAAGGTTTTTAATGGAAAGCATCAGCCATGCCCTCATTGCATGGGTAAGGACAGGTTTAGGTGGGATAACAACTTCGAAACAAAAGGTGACGGCGGCGCCATATGCAACCAGTGTGGAAACGGTAGCGGAATCACCTGGTTAATGAAGCTGTCAGGAATGACGTTTCCAGAGTCAATGGAGGCACTGGCCGGATTTCTGAACATGCACCCACGCGAAAAACTTGAGGCGATTAGAAAGCAACTTCCTAAGGTCAACCATGCTTCTGACTGCCTAACAGAGGCAGAAGTGGCGGCCATCATGGAAAAAGCAGGAGGCGACACCATAACCGGCAAAACTGGTGAACTGGTGGCGATACCTCTCTATATGGCTGGAACTATGACGCCGTGCAACGTGGCTTTCATTGCTGACGATGAAAGCGTGTCATTTCGCGCGGGTTTTAGCCATGAGTACACTCGCGGAAGACTTACGCGAGGCGCAGTTACACCCATCGGCGATAAGACTGAATGGACATACCTGGTTGCGGATTACTTAGGTGCCTGGCGAGCGCATCGGCTTACCGGTGCTCATGTCTGGTGTTGCTGGTCGCCGGAAAACATGTGGGAAGTTGTGCGCAATGTGAGCGATGAACAGCGAGCCAAACTACGCTGCATCATTAATAATAATTTCGATGAGGTATGCGCCGCCGAGAATGCAGGTCTTCCGATACTGATTACTAATGATGGTCAGTATATCCGTTACAGCGGCGCTATCAGAAAAAGGCTGTATAAACCAGAAGAGCTACTTGAAGCACTAAAAAACAAACCCTCCTGATGGAGGGTTTTTGTTTATGGTTTTTTTGGAACTGGCATCCAGTGAGTAACATCAATTGTTACCATGTTATCAAGAACTCCATCAGAGTCGATGCTGCACCAAGATACATCCTGAAACCAGTGCCCTTGCAGATAGACTCCATGTAGTGGCTCATCATCTTTTGGGTAAAAAATTACTTTTGTATTTTCATCTGGTAATTTTTCACTGCATTTAATCCATTTGTTTTTCATCTCCACCCTCTCTGTGCCGCCATATTCATGCCGATACCCTCAACAATCTGAGAAAATTTAATGCTCATTTTTGTCGACTCAAACTTGCTCGCGTCGTTAATCCAGTAACCGCAACCGACAGCATCAATAGCTCTTGACTCCATTAATGCCTGCATTACTGGCGTGATAAGTGTTTTTGCGCCGAAATTAAAATCCTCTCCATTGGTACGAGCAATAGCTTCTGCCAGTCCTTTTAGCGACTTGGTTTTAACTACGCGCTGAATAATGCTTGACTGAGGCATTGAATCATCGCGTGTTCTACCAGATAGCACGTTTTCAATGCGGTTTTTAATCTCGTTCCATCGCGCCATAGTACCAAGTTCCTCCTGGCTCTCATTCACTTTAAGCATGCTCATCACGTCAGTAAGGCTTTCGCATACAAAGCAAAAAGCCCACATCAGCATAGCTTCTGTAATGACTCCTTTATTGCCAGCTGAAAGAGCTGTTGCAACTTTTTCCACTTGCTCAAATGAACGTGATATTACAGCCCCTAGCGCAACATCATTCCGCAACTCCTCAAAACGATCATCAAGAGATTCGGCAAGTTGCTCAACCATTGTATCTTCATACCTTGCCACGGTAGGTGCTGATTTCTCTATCTGTTTCATCTTCTCGATAAGCGATGGCGGCGTCTTGTGACCGAATCTTTTTGCTTTCCTTGCTCGGCCATCTTTCCCTTTGATGAATATCGCACGACCAATAAGGCCGGTGCCGATATTTTCAGAGCAGATGATGCTTGCCAGCTTTTCAGGCGTTGAGAAGCACATCATTGAAAATATAGGGTCTTCTATCCCGTTCTGAATAGGCCATAAAATATCTCTTTCGAGTTGCATTTCACGGCGACGATACTCAGTCTCAACAATGCCTTTATCCTTAACTTCTGCTCGCAGTTTTTTTAACTCCTTCTCCAGCAACTCCTTCGCATTAATGGCATCAAGGTCAGAGAATTTTTTCAGGCGGTCTGAATAGATTGAGAGAATTTCAGAGCCAAGCTCTGCCATATAGGTGGCGCCATTCTTTTGTGACATCACGCCAAAAAGACCATGGCATTCATCAATAATAAATGTTGCCACGCCTTCGTGGTTTATCAGTGTTCTTCCGATATCTTTTGATGATGCTATGCGGCCAAAAACGTGCTGACCTTTGTCGATATCGCGGGCGATCATCTTGAAATGACTTTGAGAACGGTCTTTACCACCGGCGGAATCAGCAATGCAGATGGTCAGCAAGTTTCCTTTCATGCCGCTTGGAGTTTTAATTTTACCTTTGCTGGCAATGACCAGCTCATGCAGTGCTGCCACAGCGCGCAACCTTGGCTGTTCTCGCACTTCACCAGCGGCGATATCTTCAGCTATCTCGCCGGCAAGGCCTGGCGGCTTGGTGATGTCGTACCATGAGTCTTTTTTTATGTCTGCTGTAAGGTCGTAAATGGTCTTTATTGCCATCATGAGATCCTTCTGATGGTGAGGATTTCTTTATGGTTGTCAAAACGTGTGATGAACATCATGCCAGCATCCTTTGAAACTTTTGAAAGGTTCATCCTGAATCTTGCTATGTCCATGCCAACTATCTCGCTGGACGGCAAGAGCTTAACTTCATTGACATTAATGCCAGATACGTGATGGTAAACGTGAGCCAAATCGCTGCCAGGTCTGTACATAACTCCTCCTTATTTTTTGTGATTATAAAATATTAAATAAATCGGCGCAATACCTTACCTGCTTGTTCGCGGGTCGTGCTTCGGGTTGAAATGGATAAAGTTGGATAAGCGTTTGGATAAGTGTTTTTACATACTATGTATATGTATTTACTACTATTATTATCAATAGATAGTAGTATTTATCCAATTCAACCCATTTTTTGCTTTGCGTTTTTTGAGCACAAAAATACATCCAACTTTTTCCAGTTGTCTCTCTCAGGATAATGGGTTAAGGGATAAATGGTTGAGCAGAATGTAAGTTAATGAATAAAAACGGTTATCTATGGTTAAATCAAAAAAAATATTGGGTTGAATGGGTTGAGCGTGGTATATAAATATCAATGACTTATGAAATTGATAACTGTAAGTGACTACTAACCATATTTTATTTTCACCATCATGTTGACGTAGATTTAGCGCCATCGTATAGTTACCACACCAACAGCAAAGAGGTGATGAAGAATGACCAAAGCAATCTACACGCGCACTCAACTGGAGCCAGAAATGGGCGCAGTGAAAGCGCAAAACTTTATGATGGCGCAGGCAATGCATGCATACAGCAACGGTAAGCGCGTCTGTCGCGTTTTTAGTGGCGAAGGCAAGCAGAGAGTGCTTGAGCTGGTTATCGTGTCATCTGGTGGAAACTAAACCGGTTTAGCAACGATGAATAAATTACTTGCAGTGGTTCTACTGGTTATCGCTAACGCGGCAAGCGCGGAAACGATATGGGTAACGAAGTACGCACTTACTCGTGGCATTCAGAAGTACGAAAGCGCACAGTTGTTTGCTGATGGGCAGGTTGCTGTGGTTGGCGATGTTTACTTTAAACGTGGTTAATACTGGCTTGATGAGCAGCAGGCAAAAGAGCATGCAGAGACTTTGCGGCAACGCCGGGTATCTGCACTGATGCGTGAGCTTGAGCGTTTACAGGCTGTTAAGTGAGGATTTATGGATATCGAAATTAACGAAGTTCAGGAAATTATTAAAAATCTTGAGCGCGGTGGTGAACTCTCAATCAAAGAGGAAAAATACCTCAAAGTTGCAAAGCTGTGCGTTCAGCTGGCTGCGGAGAATGTGGAACTGAAGGAAGACCGAGACACCTTGGCGCGGTATTGGATTGAGGACGGCGGAGATAAAGATTGCGCTATGTCGTATTGCGAGCCAACCCCCGCCACCGATCTCATCGGTGCCGGGATTAAGGCTGATGCCATTGATGAAGCCGCGGTAGAGCTCGACCGGGTCGATACTGTGGCAAGTACCAGAGTAATCGGGTTCAAACTCCGTGAGTTTGCCAAGCAGCTGCGCGAGGGGGCCGACAAATGAGCCACGCCATTGATGCACATCTCACTGACGAAGTAATCAACGCCGCATTCGAAAACACTAATTTCGGGCGAGACGACTTTCGTACCATTCTGTCTGAGACCGTTATGAAACGTGCCGCCGGTTATCACTCTGGCTGGACGGCAACAACCATTTGTACCCGCCTCAAACTCCTGGGCAAGCAGGAGCGGCCAACAAAGCTGGGCCTGACGTTCGCCTTTCACCACTACTACCGCCAGAGCGTCCGCGATGCGCTGATGCCAAAACAGGAGCGTGCCGCATGACAACTGATATCACCGAACTGGCGCAGAGCCTGAAAGCGGCAGCAGAGAAGTATAAATCTGTTTGGGGTATTGCTCATTATTCAAAGGCTGTTGAAGCCAGAGAGAAATTCCATGAGTTAGTGACCCCTGCCAACGTCATCGCTCTGGTATAGGTGCTGGAGAAGGCGCAGCAGCGCATCGCCGAGCTGGAAGAAGATGAGCAAAAACTCTGTGCTGCTAACGTGACGCTCGATGCTCGCGCGGAATTGGCTGAGCGCCGGTTGGCAGAGATGGAGTCCCGCACCGTGAAGCTGCCAGACTTACGGCAGATTGTATCTGGGGACAGATATGTCTGGTCTGATGGCGTTTATAACTACAGCCAGGACGTAAAGGTAGCACTGGCCGCCGCTGGAATCAAGGTGGAGGCTGAGTGATGGCTATCACTGAAGGATTCTGCGCGGACCTCTGCTGCGACTGTGATGGTTGTCAGTCAGGGAAAATCTATCCGCAGGGGCGGGCTGATTTTATTGGCCGGAATATGACCTACATTTCTCAGCAGGCGCGCAAAGCTGGCTGGCGCATCAGCAAAGACCGACAGCGCTGCTATGCGCCGGGGCATAAAATTTCACGGGGAGCCAATCAATGACCAAATCAACCATAACCAGAGAGCAGCAGAGGCAGATTCTGATTGATACTGCGCAGCACATTATCAGCCGAGAAAGGACATCTCCGTATAGTGAGAATTTGCGTGAACTGGCACGTATAGCGCTGGCCGCAATGGACAGCAGCGAGTCGGTTGAACTGCCTCTTGACTACCTGCAGGGACACAAAGACGGTCTGGAGTGGGCCGCAAAACTGGCGAAAGCCAACCAACCTGAAACCGGAGACTGGCTTTACGATGACCCTATCGAGCTGGCAAAAGCTATTCGCAAAGGTCCAGATATGCCGCCAGTGCAGCCGGCGCCGGTAGTTCCTGGTAAATGGATTCCGGTAAGCGAGCGGATGCCGCCAAGAATTCCAGGCACATCTATCGAATATTTAGTGTATGAGACATTAAACGATAACGTACAACATGATTACTGGAATGTGCCGGAAGGAGATAGAAGTTGTCAGGCATTCTGGAACCACTACGGTGATTCCGTCACCCACTGGCAACCGCTACCAGAACCGCCACAGGAGACAAAACCATGAAACCCTACATCATCCGCAGGCTTATTGCAGCATCACTGATGGCATTCTGGATTGTTGTTGTGTTAGCTATCTACTCTGTTGTGAGGTGATTTATGCTGTGGAGCGACATTCAGGCTGCGTGCGAAGAGGCTGACTTTCTGTATGAGGAGACTGGTAAGCATCATGCCGTCGTTCAGGTTGGCAGCATGATGCTGGTGGTTGAGCACAACAGCATGCTTCGGCATATGTACTCAACGACGAGGTATCAGTGATGCCGCAAAAATCAAAGCAGGAGGTGTGGAAGGCGGCGCAAATTGAAGGCGTTGACCACTTCATAGCAGCAATCGCCAAAGCCTTTCATGATGCTATTGAGGTGGTTCACGTTCAAAGCAATAACTGTAATGTTTGGTGTTATGCGAAAACTGATGTACAATCATCTCATCAATCATCACCCACCACCCTTTAACCCGCTTCGGCGGGTTCTTTTTTTATCTACGCCATGTGTTAATATACTTGTATTCGGTTTACGAAAAGACGAAAACGACATGGCAAATCCAAATCCTATTATGAAGTTTTCTGCTGAATACCAGCCAGCAGGAAGAGGTTTAAGCTACAGAAACAGGCTAATAGAAGCATTAAAGCGCTGCGGGATGGGTGAAGAGGAGTTTCTTGACGCATTCATTCGAACGTCAATCAGAATGGTGGAGGAAAATCCAACCCAGGGCGTGCAAATGCTGAAAGAAATATTTCTTCGCATTAGCCCCATGCAGAAGACAATGGCACCTCCTGTTGAGTTCAAATATCAGAAAGGCGCAACACCAGTGCAGCAGATTGAAGATGTCATTCAGTCAGTTTCTCTTGGCGAGCTTCCCATTGATGTTGCGTCTCAGGTTGTATCAATGATTAAGGTTGGACTTGACGTCAAAGAGCTTACTGAGCTTGCCGAGAGGCTGGAGCGACTTGAGAAGATGATGGAGAGCGCGAATGGCTCGTAAACGCCTCTCCGCACTGGCAATAGAAAAGCTGGAGGCGCAGGTGGATGATGCACTGACCGATGTTGCTGAGTCGGCCATCTTCGGCATCTGCGATATGCAGAAGAACGTAATCAAGCGCCTAAGAATGACCGCTACGGGCGTGGAGGATGTTACCAATGAGACCACGCAGTCAGATCACTTAATCCCCGCAAAACTCGAAAGGCTACTTTACCCGAAGCGTAATAAGGTTGTCTTTGGTGGTCGAGCATCAACAAAGACCCGTACCGTGGCAACCATACTCACCGAGTCCGCGCGATTCAGGCCTGAGCGTATTGGCTGCTTCCGCGAAATTCAGCAGTCTATCGAGGACTCCAGCTATCAGGAGCTGGTAGATGAAATAGACCGCAAAGGCGAATCATCAGAATATCGCTGCATCGACGGCAAGATAACCCACAAGCGAACCAAATCAAAATTCAGGTTCCGTGGCCTTTATCGCAACATCACTGGCGTCAAGGGGTTTGCCGGGATATCGAAAGCATGGGTGGAGGAAGCTGAAAACGTCAGCCAGGCGTCATGGGACATCCTTGAACCAACCATCCGCGCAGAAGGTTCTGAGATATGGGTGACATTCAACCCCAACAAAGAAACCGATGCCACGTGGACTCAGTGGGTAGCGCCTTATTACGATAAAATGGTTGATGGCATCTATGAGGACGATGACACACTGATCATTGAGTGTAATTACCGCGATAACCCGTGGTTTTATGACACCCCGCTCCCGGCATCCATGGAGAAAATGAAGGCAGTCGACTTCGACCGCTATCTCTGGATTTGGGAAGGTAAATTCAACAAACGCAGTGATGAGCAGGTATTCGGCGGAAAATGGCGCACAGCATCGTTTGAGGTTAAGCCTGAATGGCATGGCCCGTATCATGGCATGGACTTCGGTTTTTCTGGCGACCCTGCCGCAATGGTTGAGGTTTGGGTGGAAAGCCTACCAGGAGACCGGCGCAACGTTTATATTAATCGTGAGTATGGCAAAGTTCATCTTGAGATTACCGACCATCCGGCAGCAATGGACCAGGCATTTCCGATGGCACGCAAGGCTCGATGGTATGCCGATTCCTCAAGGCCGGAAACCATCAGCCACATCAAGCGCGCTGGATTTGACATTCATCCCTGCAACAAGTGGCCCGGCAGCGTTGAGGATGGAGTGACATGGCTCAGAGGTTGCGACAACATCATCATTCACGACCGCTGCGCGGAAATGAAAAACGAGGCTGCGATGTACAGCCACAAGGTCGACAAGAATACAGGCCTTGTGCTTACTGAAATTGTTGATAAATATAACCACTATTGGGATGCTGTGCGCTATGCGCTGAATGACTATATCGTACAGCGCGGCTCTGGATGGATTAGAAGGAGCAGGAGATAAGAAAAAGCCCCGATAAAGGGGCGATCTATTATCTCAACTTGAACAATTTTTCTACTGACGGCTTTGAATGGCCTGACCTGCCATTGGCGCTTAGGCTGCTTTTTACATCAAACTCTGCAATGCATTCAAAGTCACCTGGAGCTTTATATTCGCTGATATAAACATCGCATCTTCTTGATAAATCCCTAGCCCAATCCCAAAAATCATCATTATTAAACGAATCCTTGTAACCAGTGGTGCCAGCATACGGAGGGTCGCAGTACACAATTGAGCCGCTCTCTATTTGCATCTCATCATAACTAAGACTAGAGAAAATGACGCCTTTTAGGTTTTTAATTTGCTGGGCTGCATTCTTTATTGCTTCGGCCTGGTAATCCCTCCTGCCACATCTTGTCTCTACTATTCCAGCATACCCGCCGAACCATTTCCCGCTGTACGAGCAAGCTATGCCAGCCCACCCTATAAGATGGTCATCACCCTCGAGATTCTTGAGCTTCGCATATTCATCTCTACTTATAAACTCAGGATTCCATCCGGCGCATAGCGCCTTAAATGCAGCAATAACGTACTTATTACTGTCGTTAGCAAACCTTATCTTTGCATCCCTGACGCCATCAATCATATTCATGCCGCCAGCAAATGGCTCATAGTAGTTCCTGCCACCAGTATTAAGTAAAGGGATGATTTTATTTTTAAGTCTTGCTTTGCTGCCCATGTATTTCATAGATAAGCCCCATCAGTAGAAAACAACAATCTACATCAACCACGAATCCACGTCAACATTTATAATAAATTATTTGTAAAGCCAGCAATGAATCCCCGCATTTCGCATTGCGGCATAAATCACGTCATCAGACACGACCGCCATCGCCACCCTGTCTGCGTCAATCTGCTGGTGCGAAGCCATGATGTCATCATAGAAAACATCGTTAGCATGCAGCCACTCATATGCATGCTTTGCCCTAATAATCAGCACATCATGCCCAGCAGAGTAGAGCGACTTAGCCAGCGCTACGTTGCCAGCAATAGCATTTCCTTCCGCATCACGCAGCACACCATCAAGCTCGAAAATGACACATTTCATAAGATTTCTCCGAGAGGTTTCATTTTAATCTACGCCATGCTAGAATCTACGTCAAGGCGCATTGACATAACTACATCACCGGGGCATCATGAAGGCATACTCATCTTTTTCGTGGGAGCAGAAGGAAAAAATATACTCACTCGCAAGAGCTGGTGTGTCGGATGAGGCACTGTGCGAAAGGTATGATGTGGATGAGGCCATTCTGCTGCGCATGTATGATGAAGTGCTGTGTGAGTTGCAGCGGAGGCGTGGTTATAGTGGCCTAAAGACGATTAACGATTTCTTTCGGAATGTTGAGTTAAATAACGATGAGGGTGGTGATTTATGATTATTGAAGAAACAGAAAACGCATATGACATGCACGTAACTGCGCAAGAGCTTGAGGATGGAACCCCTGTCGTGGAGTTGTATCAAGAGAATGGCTCCGGTGTTGAGTCATTTATTGGCATCGACAAACAACAAGCCGCGCAGCTTGTCGAACTCCTGAAGCGCTGGGTTAATGGCGAGGAGATTGAGTGATGAGCATTTACTTTATTCACGCGGAAGCCATTCTCAGCAATGGCTGCATTGCCGAGAAGGTCGGAAAAGTGGTAATTGCTACTAATGCGGTTGCTGCGCTCGCTGAGTTTTGGTCTGAGGGTAGCGTGCAGGAATTAAAAGACCAAGGCATCAAAGTTGTCATCGACAAACTCGAAAAGGTGGAATGATGAAAGCCGTCAAAACAATCCTGTTCTGCATCATCAACCCGCATCTGATTGTGATGCTAATCTGTGGCGCCATGCTTATTGGCGCAAGAAAGTCGCTTTATTATCTTTCCGACAAGCTGGATGATGCGGCGCATTATATTCAGAATGTTGACCATAAACTCGGCGCGAAGTCATACCCCGCATGGTTCAGATCGCTTGTTGATGATGAGGTGAAGTGATGTCGTATTTCTTCCTGATATTCGTAATCACAAGCAATACTTCTAATATGCAGGTGGTGCCAATGCAAAGCATGGAGCAGTGCCGGGCGGCCGTTACGGCAATGAAAATCGCTGAGGAAAAGCGGACGTAGCGTGATGTAAGTCCGCATGTTGACAATTTGCAATGCGTTGAGGTGAAGTGATGACAAGAAAACAGATTCATGATGTGGCGGTTGGTTGCAGGAAGTGTATTGAGGAGATATGGTTTAAGCCTGGATTCAGTGGAAAGCACTATAAATTGTACGCCAAATGTCGCGGTTTAGTTCTTGGGGATAGAATAGAGCTTGCTATATTCCATAACAATGATCAGGCTCTTCAAGAGAGAGCATTTGGTGACTAATACCATGCTATAATCCCATCCATGCGATGGGATTTTTTATGGTGACGAAATGTCAAAGTTAGAGGCGGTAAACGCCTATATTCAGCAGCGAGTGGCGAACAATAACAGGCTCATCGAGCAGCAGCGTCGGGAGTTTGGCGGGAAGAACATCGACCACAAACACGACAGGCTGTGGCTCGAATGCGGCTACCCTGAAGAAATCACCGCTGAGATGTTCCGCTATGCCTATGAGCGCTATGCACCGGCAACAGCTGGCGTCAATCGCGTACTCGATAAGTGCTGGCAGACTCCGCCTAAAATCCTTCAGGAAGGCGCAGATGATAAGCCAAGCTCGGACTGGGAGAAGGCCGCCAACAAGCTGTTTAAGCGTGCTGCGCCATTCATCAAGGATGCAGACCGCCGCAACCTCATCAACCGCTATTCCGGCCTCATCCTGCAAATCCGTGACGGAAAGCAGTGGAATGAGCCGGTAGACACCACGAAAACAAGACGCATCAAGGATGCTGCCATTGTCCGCTACATTCCGGCGTGGGAAGAGCAGCTCCGCGTCAGTGAATGGGAAAATGACGAAGCCAGCGAGGACTATGGTCAGCCGAAGATGTACGAATATCAGGAGTCGGTAGTCGGCGCCTGCAACAGCGACGGCAAACCAACGCGCTCCCTGAGCATTCATCCAGATCGCATTATCGTATTTGCCGAGGGCGCGATGGATGGCTCCATTTATTCTGGCGTTCCGCTTCTGCGTGCCGGGTACAACCACCTCATCGACATGGCGAAAGTAACCGGCTCAAGCGCCGAGGGCTTCCTGAAGAATGCGAGCCGACAGCTCAACGTCAATTATAATAAAGACAACGTTTCTGCTCAGTCTCTGGCGCAGCAAATGGGCGTGCCGCTGGAAGAGCTGGCAGATGTGCTCAATGAGGATGTGGCGCGCCTGAATGAGGCGATTGACGCAGCTATGTTCACGATGGGCGCTGATGTCAAAGTGCTCTCAGTAACACCAGCTGACCCAAGCCCAACGTGGACCATTGCGGCCAACCAGTTTGCAGCCTCCATCAAGAAGCCATTCACCATCCTGTTTGGTCAGCAGACTGGCCGCCTAGCATCCGATGAGGATAAAACCGACGACGCCATGAGCGCCAAACAGCGCCGTGAAGACTGGCTGGACTACATCATTTCGGTGTTCATCGACCGGATGATTTCCTTTGGCATTCTGGATAAGGCGCCAGAGAGCGGTTATTACTGCAAATGGGATGACCTGCTTGCACCTTCCGAGCTGAACAAGGCCGAACTGCTGGTTAAGCTGGCCACTGCAAACAAATCCGTATTCGACGCAGGTCAGATGGCCCTGATGACCGCTGATGAGATGCGCGGCATTGTTGGCATGGAACCATTAGAGGCTCAGCTTCCTGACGGATTGCAGGAGGGTCAGCAGCAACAGCAAGACCAACAGCAAGACCAACAGCAGGGCCAGACCGATGCTCCTCCTCAAAATTAATGCCCGGCTTCCGCAGCCAAAATTAAGCATGAGCCTAACAGACCCGCTCGGCGCAGTGGGTCGTGTCAATAAAATGGTGCGCGATGTTGACGCCAGATATGTGACGCTAAAATCGCAGGTTGCCGAGCTGTTCCGCACTATTCCTGTGGCGACCGGCAACGCCGAGGCTGGAAATTATTATTATGATTTCTCTGCCTACCGCGCATCGACATTCTTTGATGAGCTTCAGCGCATTCTTGATGGTCAGCTGCTGGAAGGTGATGATTTCACGCATGGAAGATTGTGGGCATCATCCTATGTCAGCGACGCCATGTACGCCGGTACGCAGAAGGCAAACTCTGACCTGAGCGACCTGTCGTCGGCATACAAAGACAGCAGGCCGCTTGCTGAAATCCTGTACTCTCAGCCGTATCTCGACCGGCTCCAGCTCGCGTACACGCGCACGTATAACGATTGGGGTGGCCTTTCAGATTACACGCGGCAGCAGGTGGCGGAAGTCATCACTGCTGGCATTGCAAATGGCGATTCTCCAGGGGTAGTTGAGCAAAACATTGCTGACCGAATGGATGTATCAAGAAGCTATGCACGCTCAATCGCTCAGACTGAAATCACCAACACCCTGCGCGAGGCTAACAGGCGCGAAGTTAAGGAGGCGCAGGTTACATTGGGTATGGATACCATCATGCTCTGGCAGTCGGCGCTTATGAAAACCACTCGTGCAACTCATGCAGCGCGTCACGGGAAGTATTACACCACGGAAGAGATTGATGAGTTCTACAGCGAAGGCGCAAACCGCCGCAATTGTCACTGCTCGCAGGTCCCAGCGCTGGTGATGGATGGCAAGCCTGTGATACTTGAGAGGACACAAGAGAGGCTGGATAAGCAGCGGGAAGCATGGCAGGGCGCACACAAGAAAGCCGCCTGATGGCGGCTTCTGTTAGCGTTTTTTAATGAACCCACCGCAGCCACACTTTGGGCACATCGTATATCGAATGCCTGGCTTTTCAATCCTGTCTCGGTTGTGATGTTCGTGCTTGCATGCCACGCAGATGATAATCATTAATCCTCCAGTTTCACGCCGGGAATTTTACCGGCGGCAATGGCGTCGTAAATCAAATCAGCAGAATGTCCGTTGCTTGCAGAAGATCTGCACAACTCAGCAATCGCATTCTTTGCAGCATCGCGCTTCCGCTCTGCTTCTGAGCGGATTGGGCGGAATTGCGGTTTATCAAGTTGAATATCTTTCGCAATTTCCGTCTCTTGTTTCTCTCCGAAAATGTTAGTCATGCCGCAGATAACAACAATTTGGTTAGATGCATATTTTATTGTCACCGGATACCATTCATTGTTGCTATCGAGATACTCACACTCACAACCAACCGGCGGCAATCCCTCTCCATTCCAAACCGGAGCAGCATCCTGACCGATGCACTCATTCAGGTCGGCTTCGTCATCCGCTTTGGCCTGCTCTGCTTCCTGCGGCTTATGCAGGCGGTAGGCGATGATGTCTGCGCCAGTAGTAACAAAATGCGCGTAGCCATGCCCCCACTCGTAAGAATCTGCGCGCTGCGCTTTATGAATGCTCCCATCACGATAGCGAACATCTACCATAGCGCTTTCGATAACCGGGCATTCGCCACCAGGCCAATCAATCCAGCCGTCATTTTTGGCAGCCAGCGCGGCTTCGTACTGTTCGCGGGTGATGATGGCGGTGTCCCAATCGTCAGCAACGACGTCATATTTTTTTATTTTTGCGTCTGCGTGACCTGTTCCGTTATTTGCTAACCATATGTTTTTTTTAAGATAAGGCGCTTTATGGTATCCAAATGCTACCCCTTTGTATATGCTGCTCCCATTATCCTGTGTAATACACTCCACCCCATCAGGCCATTGCCAGCCATTCAGGCCATCCTCAACCAGCATATCAATCAGTTTCATTTCTTCTCTCCGTTATAAATGCTTTTCAGCTCACCCATCACATTCAGCCATGCTGCATGCTCATCCATGCCGCGCATCACCAGCTTAACGTAGCGATTACGGGCCTTAAACATCAGTAGCGGGCACATTATTTGTCGCCCATCGTTGACAGGCAGACTTCACGGGCGACAGCGGCCACTTCTTTCGGTGTCTTGTCTGTCATTTTGTATGCCCCATCAACGATGGCCTTGCTGAGTTGGTTAAATTCAGCGCTATACTGGCCTCCAGAAGAAACCATCAGCGCGAGCTGCTTTGATACGCCAGCATCACGGGCTTCTGCTGCCGCTTCACCGAACTCACCAACTGCATTGCAAAACTCGCCAGCCGACGCACCAAATGAAGCCATTGCGAATACTGCTGCTGCGATTAATTTTTTCATTTTTTACTCTCCTGTGTTTGTGTATCTACATCATCGCTTACGATTCAATCTACGTCAAGTATTTTTATGATATAATGACACATGGGTTAGGAAGTTATCGGTTGAGGAAATCATTATGTCAAAAAAAATGTCAAACGAAGACTTTGTGGCATCAGCCAGGGCAGCACACGGGAGTAGATTCAGGTACGAAAAGTGCGTTTATGACGGGAAAAAGAAAAAATTAATAATAATTTGTAGGATGCACGGGGCTTTCCTCACTCATCCAGATACCCACTTAAAGGGAAAACATGGAGGATGTGATAAGTGTGCAAGGATTCAGCATGGCAGGAGATCATCAGAAAGGTGCAGGAGCAAGGTGAGAGACCTTGATATTTCCGATATCGTTAAATATGAACCTGAAACGGGTGATTTTACTTGGGTTAAGAACACAACAATTCGAGACTCAATAGGAAGGAAGGTTGGTAGCAAAACTAAGAATGGTTATATTGAATGTCAGATTCAGGGAGAGAGGTACTTACTACATAGACTGGCTTGGTTTATGCACTATGGGTCATGGCCGCCAGGTGAGATAGATCACATTAATTGCATCAAAACAGATAACAGAATTAAAAATCTTAGGCTTGCCACTTTTTGTGAAAATCAACAAAACAAGGGCCTTTCAGAAAGCAATAAGTCAGGCGTCAAAGGCGTCTGCTGGGACAAAAGGTTATCAAAATGGAAAGCCAGGGTCTACGCATCAAGGGTGTTGGTGGCAGAGAGGGTATTTGACGACCTGAATGAAGCCGCAGAGTGGATAAAAAATGTTAGAATGAGACACCACAAAGAATTTTCCCGGGAGGCTTAGGGTGAAATTATCTCAAAAGGGCATTGAACTAATTAAACAATTCGAGGGTTACAGCTCGAAGGCATATCCAGACCCAGCCACTGGCGGAGCGCCGTGGACTATCGGTTACGGTACAACCAAAGGCGTTAAGCCAGGCATGGTTATCACCGCACAGCAAGCGGAAAAGATGCTGCGTGACGACGTAGCGAAATTTGAAAGCGGCGTCTCGTCACTCATCACCGCCCCAACAACTCAGGGCCAGTTTGATGCAATGGTGTCGCTGGCCTACAACATCGGGCTTGGTAACTTTGGCAAATCAACTCTGCTGAAAAAGCATAACTCCCGCTGCTACACCTGCGCCGCAGACCAGTTCCGGGTATGGAATCGCGCCAATGGCAAAGTCATGAACGGACTGACCAAGCGCAGGGCGGCAGAACGTCAGGTCTACATGTCATGAGGCGCCTAACTAACTGGCTTATCGGCATTTGGGCGTCATTCTGCTCGCTGATTCAGCTCTGGCCTGACGCTATGGTTCATGTATGGGCATTCATGCCGGAAGACTTAAAGTCTTCCATTCCACCGATTGCGGTCAAGGCGATCAGCTACAGCATCCTTATTGCCTCGCTGTTTGGAAAAATGCACGGCATGAAGAAAGAGATTAAGGCGCTGAAAAATGATTCTGCAAATCCTCAAGGCTAACTGGAAAGTTGTTGCGGCCATTATCGGAGTAGCACTGCTGGCGCTGATTATCTACGGGAAGTGGGTCAATTACGGGAAGGAGAAATATAACTCTGGATATCTGGCCGCCGTAGAGGCACAGAAGGTCAAAGACAAAGAGGCAAGCGAACAACATGAGCAAGACAAAAAGACCATCGAGCAGGAAGCGCAAGGCCGCATTGATGCCGCGCGTGCTGATGCTTCCGCTGCTGCTGTTAAGTCTGGCAGGTTGCAGCAACAGCTCGCCACAATCAGAAAGCAGCTCGTCGATTATTCCCGCGCTGAGTCCATTGGCAATCCAACCGCCAGTACCGGAGTTTTGCTCTCCCAACTGCTCAGCGAATCTGTCGAAAGAAATCGACAACTGGCAGAATATGCTGACTCAGCAAGAGAAGCGGGATTGACGTGCCAGGCACAATACAACTCCCTCCGTAATAAAAAAGCCCCGTAAAGGGGCTTTGTTTTACAGGTCATTAAGCCTGTCGACAATCTTGCTTCCTGCGCTCTCAAGGTCTTTATCTTCAAAGCCATCGGCCCACGCCTGCTTGATACACTCCATTACCTGATTAAGCTCACCCTCAGTGAACTAACAACATACTTTTTCTCTTCCATTTTTCTCTCACTCATACAGTGGTTTAATTTTATACCCAAACATGGCCGCGTTCTGATGCTCAACACTACCAGCAAAAGCCAGATAGCGGCGGCCACGGTTGCTGGTGATGATGTAGGCCTTTGGTATTCTATTCTGCTTTACCGGCATTATTTACCAGCCTCCTCTGTCACTTTTTCCTTGGCGGCAGCGCGAAACAGCGTCGCGGTCAGATAAAATCCACCAAGCCAGAAATAACCAAGCGCGAACATTACTGCTATTTCGCAAAATGTCGTCACAGCCTGGTATTTATGATGAATCCATAGCGGCTTTTTGTAGCGAGCAACGGATTTATCAAGCAGGTCTTTGCTTGACAGCAAGCCAACCGATGCAATGATTGACGCAATCGACATGAACCAGAAAAAAGCCACAGCCATATTGTATGCATACACATTCTGCATAAACAGGCCGAAGTAAATCAGCGGCCACGTCAGGAGGATATCCCATGCGATGTTTTTCAGGAGTCTTTTCATAGTTTCACCATCGATGCTTTGCTAACACTTTTGTTGATGTGCTGGATGCATTTTATAATCTCCCCAACCTCATCAATGGTGAATACGCTGCCATCATATAAGATGCTGACCCTGTCACCGGTCACTTCAATGGCCAGGTGCTTGCCTTTTAATCGTGCGGCAAACCCATTGCACTCAAAGTGCCCCGACTCTTGTGCTTCAGTGATTTTGCATTGTGCCATCACTTTACCTCCCCATTCAGTTCATTAACAATTAATGTTGCATAGCCAGCAATGTCTTTCCAGCTATCGTCGTATGTCGGGTCGCCATTCAGGATTCTACCGATTTTATGCTGAATCATGTCGAGCGCCTCCTTCTGGCTCGCCGTCAGGGTATTCCAGCCGTCAACGTCGCGCATGGTGTCTTTCAGTGACTGCATGATATCTGCGCCATATTTGAATTTGCCATAACGGCTGCCGCGCTCGGTGATGAGGGCTTCTGTGGAGCTGGCGCGCCCATTCAAGTCATCATCAGTTACTGGCTCACGATGAGCGATAACAATATCGCCAGACTTTTCGATATCCTTATCTCGCCCTGCATAATCCGCGCTGAGGTAGTGGATTTTGCCACTGGTTGCTGATTTTACAGCAAGAACGGCATCTTCATGACCATTAAAATAATCAGCACTTCCCTTCAGGTATTTGTATTTCATCACTCCACCCTCAGCGTAACCTTGTTTTTCTCATCCACACTGAAGTGTTCGCGCACAAACGCATACATTTCTTCAGCGCTCCATTCCCGCATTGCTACATAGCAGTGCGCGTAATATCTGACATCTCGCAGGCTTAACGGCTGGCGCTTAGCGATAATTTCAGTCAGTGCTTCCAGTGGTTCTTTGCGTTGTCTCGCCATTGTCGCTCTCCTGTGAAATCATCTTGACTAATCTACGTCAATTAGTCAATACTAGGTGTTGTAGATTGTATCATAGTTGCGAGAGGTGGTGTGGAATGAAGAAGTGGCAGGAGGTGACAGAAGTTCATAAGCGCGATTGCCGGGAGACTCTGCAAATGCTTAATGTGCCAGAGTCAATCATTAAATCTATCGAGCAGCGCATTGACCTCGCTGCTATGGAGGCCGCCCATGAAGCCGAGGAAGCGCAAATGTTGTCATGGATGGACAGAACTCTACCGGGCGTTTTACGTCGTGGTAAGACTACCGATTGAAGATGATGACGGGTATCTGCACAGCCATAGTCAGGTGCTCAAATATTATGGCGTTCACTACAAAGTGCTGATGGAGAGAAAAAATGAATGCTGATCAGGTGTACGAAAAAGAGTTGCTGAACAAGCTGGAGGAACTTGACCGTACTCGAGCCTGGGTTGAAAGCGAATTGCGCGAGGTTCGCAACCGCATGCAACGGCAGGTTAACCGCGAAATTATTGAGTGGCGCGAAGGGCGCCCGCATTTCAGCAATATTGGTGAATGGGTGGCGAAATGAAACCAATGATGAATGATGAGAAATTACTAGAGTGTCCGTTTTGCGGTAGCGAAAATTCCATGCGGAACAAGGATGGGCAATGGCATTTTGTAGTATGCCAGGATTGCGGCTGCCGTACTGATGACTGGATGGTTGCGGCGACAGCAATCATTAAATGGAATACCAGAAATGGCCACCTCTATACCGCTGACGACTACAAGCAAGATGCAATGGAGCGCGCAAATGGACTTTAAAACGCAAATACTCACGGTGATAGAGCGCTGCGGCGGCGCAACCAATGCCATGATACGCAAGCAGACTGGCATGACAAACCGAGCCGGCGTTACAGGCTATCTGATTGAGCTGGAGGGTATGGGATTTATTATTAAAGAGGAAAGCGTCAGCTATGGCAGGCGCTGCTTTAAGTATTTCCTCAATCCCGATAATACTGCGCTCGATTTGGCTATTCAGAGTTATCTTGAGGCGAATCCTGGGCGTAAGAGCAAGCAGATAGCAGAGGCTGTCGGCGTCAACTACACCATTCTCAAGGCACGCATGCGCTATCTGGCAAGCATTGGTCAGGTTGACCGTGAAATGCTTCCCGGCGGTGCATGGAAATATTACTGGCAGGAGATCATCCCGTTTGGCATGAGCCGTGACAGGATGATGTTTGAAAAGCTGCTTGCCGGGGCACGTCAGTCATGTGGGCGGTAAAGCATAAATCAGGAACCGTGCTGTTTGTCACCAACTGTGAGCGTACGGCTAGTAATCGCAGAGAGATGGGGTGGATAGTGGAGGAAGTGAATGTGAGCAAACCAAAAAAACGCATTAATTAAAATTACATGGCATGACGACACGGTTAGCCAGTGGCATGCAGATTCATTCAGAGAGGGTGAGCACTCCATTGAAATGAATATTGGTGGATGCATCGTTTGCATCCCCTGGAGGTTATACAAAGATGGCGAAGTTAAACATTTGGATGTGGAGTCGTAAATGAAACTACAACTTAACGAAATCATGGAAGCAACAATCAGCGAACTGGATGACATTGATATGACGCTTGCCTTTGAGATTGAGGCTATCGAGCGCCAGCTTGCTGGCAATCAGAATGGAAATAAGGTATGGAGAGAGAAGGCCATGAAGGCGAAGGGACACATGCAGCGCACCCGCGCGCTGGTTCGCACTCGCCTTGATAAGCTCTATTACGGCGAAGAAAGAATGTTACACGGCGCCATTCTGGCTGAAATCCGCAAAACGATGCCTGTCGGGAAATTTATGGATGCCGTAAACCGCGCAAAAGTTAACTGCGGAATGTTAAATAAGAATAGTCCTCAATAAATTCTCTTCCGTGGCTGTTACCTTGCACTCAGGAGGTAGCAGCCATGCCAATCATACTGATATCATTCTTTGCTACTCTTTTCGCTTTTACCGCATCTCCGCTTTACCTTCTCGCGTCCGTTTCGTGGTGCGTATTCATGGTGTGTTATAATCCGGGCATAAAGTAAGCGCGGAGAAAGGTCATGATTGTCAAAATTGGCGGCAAGTGGGTCGTTAAATCTAAGGATGGCTCGCACCAGTTTGGCGAGTACGACACCGAAGAGGCGGCGAAAAAGCGCCTTGCTGAGGTGGAGGAATTCAAGCACATGAATAATAAATTACAGGTTAACATCCTGTATACCATCAACTCAGCCAGCAACATCAGTGAAAAAATCATTGATGGCGACCCGCATTATGTCATCAAGAATGTTGTGCCGGTGGTGGATGACATCGTCATGAATGGCGGTCTGTACCCTGGCGATGAGATTAAAAAGTCATTCCATGGTCTTGACGGGAAACCGGCGCCATATGACCACCCGAAGATTGATGGCAAATATGTGTCAGCAAACATGACGCGAGCCGCCAATCAGTTCAGCGTTGGTGCATGGATTGAGAACTCATCTCATGACGGCAGCAAAGCACTGGTAGACCTTTATATTAACAAGGTGGTGGCTGAGCGCTCTGATAAAGGCAGGGAATTGCTGTCGCGCATTGACGGACTCAAAGTTAACGGCGCCGATGCTGAACCTGTTCAGGTGTCTACCGGTCTGTTACTCAACCGCGAGCAGGCATCAGGAACTTCTAAGGGCAAAAAATATTCCTGGATTGCCCGGAATATGGAGTGGGATCACCTCGCCATTCTTCCACCTGGCATTCCAGGTGCTGGCGGCCCTGCTGATGGTGTCGGTATCTTTGCTGCTAACGGCGAAGACATTGAGCGCGTTGTAGTTAACCTTGAGGAATCAGCAATGACCGACGAAAGTGCAAACAAAATCAAATGGTGGCAGCGCGCCATCAATCGACTGACTGGGAATCAGCTGTCATTCACTGATATTACTGAGCAACTCCGCAATATCATCAAGGCAGAGACTCAGTCTGATGTATGGCCCTATATCGTCGCCGTTTATGATAATTACTTCGGCGTTGAGATTGACGGCACCATTTATATGCAGTCCTACATCGTCCGCGAGGATATGGTAGAATTAGTCGGTGAACGGGTTAAGGCTGTTTATAAGACAGAGCTTGAACCGGTAAAAACAACTCAAGGGGAAATCTCAATGACTAACGAGGAATTACAGGCTGTATTAGCCGATGCCCTCAAACCGGTTCAGGAATCGTTGACCGCAGTCAACCAGAAACTGGCCGATGTGGAGGCGCAAAACAAAACCCTGCGCGACCAGCTGCAAGCCAATGCCGCACAGGAAGAAACCGCAATGCGCGCCGCCATTATGGCTGAGCTGAAGTTGCCGGAATCTGCTGTTAATGCGCTGACTGGCGAAGCACTGCGTGAAACCTATGCGCTCACCAGTAAAGCGGCTCCGATTTCCGGCGGGTTCCAGCCGAACCGTGCCGAAGAAGGTTTTGATATGGAGGCACCTGAATAATGGCTACTATCCGTTATGGCACCATCATCGGCGGCCCTGCCCGCAAAAATGACCCGCAGTTGCGCGAAGGTCTGATGAACGTTGCTCTGCAACCTGGCGCGCTGGTCGACTTCAACTCCTCTGACAAAATCATCGCGCATGCGACTGCTGGCGGCCACGGTTTCCCTTACGTTCTGCAACATAACTATGTTGGCGGCGGCGACGTGAGCGAAGCTGTACCGGCAAATGCTACCGGCATGGCAGTACAATGCGAATTTGGCGTAACGTATCACGCTCTGGTTACGGCATCCTCCGCGCTGGTAAAAGGTACTCCGCTGGCAAGCAATGGCTCCGGCGAGTTAAAAGTGGCTGGCACAGGTGATAAAATCCTGTTCTATGCGTATGAAGCCTACACCGTAGCATCTGATGGCGCTGAACTCGTTGCAGTTCGTCGCGCTGGCAATGCTGCAATGCCTGCGGCGTAAGGAGCCGAACAATGGAAAAGATTATCTTTACGAAAGGCCTGATCACCAACTCGCAGGTGGTTAGAGAGCAGTGGCGCCATCTGACCGTTGACCGCAAGGTTTTCATCAATGGTGAAAACGCTCTGGCGAAAGAATACGGCGTAAACGCCACCGCACTGGTAACGAAAGACTACTGGCGCGAAGTGGATGACGTGACCACCCGTGTATTCCGCAACGAGTCCGGCATGGACATGATGGCCGACCTGATGACGCTGGCGACCAACATCAATATCGGCAAGACCGTGGCAGTTAGCCGCATGGCTTCCGACGCTGGTAAGGTTGTGCGCACTATCTCCGGTCAGGAGCCTGAAGACCTGGATAAAACCCGCTACTCCTACAGCGGCGATGTAATCCCGATCTTCAAAACCGGTTATGGCCGCGAGTGGCGTGAGCTGCTTGGCATGCAGTCTGAAGGTTTCGACCCGCTGATTGATGACCAGGAAAGCACCACCTTCAACCTGCGCGCAGACATGGCTGATTATCTGCTGGTCGGCGACGCAAGCCTGAACGTGAATGGCGTTTATACTGCTTACGGCATCACCAACCACCCGAACACCGTGCAGCTTAACCTGGGTGAATCCGGTACTGGCGCTCTGAACATCGACCTGCAAACTGCAACCCCTGATGAAATCGTTGAGTTCTTCAACCAGGATTTCCAGGCGGTTCTGGATGCACAGAACGTGTTCGAGCCGGTTACTCTGTGGGTATCTCCGTCTGTGCGTCGCTCCTTCAGCCGTCCGTACTCCAACGCGGCAGGCTTCAAAGGCGGCACCATTGAGGATTACATCCTCGCATTCGGCAAAACCGGCAACGTTGGCCGCATCGCGTCTATCGGAACCAACTTCAAGCTGACCGGGAACCATTTCGTCGGCTATGTGAAGAATGCGCTGTATATCCGCCCTCGCGTCGCTCAGCCGGTATCCACCTATGCAGAGCCGCGTACCACGCCGCACGCTAACTTTAACTTCCTGACCTGGGCTGCTATGGGCTTGCAAATTAAAAAGGATTTTGCGGGTCGAAGCAAGGTATTCAACGCATACGGCACACAAACCGCGCTGTAAAAACAAAGGGGCGAAAGCCCCTTTTAACTATCAGAGGTTATTATGGCTAAATATGAAGTAATCGCCAGCGGAATCTTCGTCAAGGATAAAGACGGTCGCCTGCGTGAGCTTGCTATTGGCGATGTCATTGACGAATCCACTCCGCACATTGAGTCAAAACTTCGCCCGGTTAGTGAGAAAATTCTGGAAGTTGCAACTCCGCAAGAATCGCAGCCAAAGGCGAAGAAAACCAAGTAAAATAAACCCGCAAACAAGCGGGTTTTTTATTGGGGGTTATCATGGCTGTCAGGTACGAAATAAACACAACTCCGGCTGACGGAGAGGTTTTGCTTAGCGAAACCATGTCAGCAGACTGGACTGCATTGCAGGTACAGATTGTGCCGTTAAACTCTTCCGGCGGTCATGCACCATTAACAAGCGGCTCTGTCTCCGTAATGGTATCGCCGTTTGCATCTGGTGACTTCTGGATTGACGTTAACAATAATAATTATTATGGCGTGGCATTGCGACTGAAGGTGATCAAGTCGCAGCTCCCTGCTGGCGTTGCATCTCTGAAAGTCCTGGTATGGCGAGCTGATACCTCAGTGCCATCAAGTCAGGTTGTCGCGCAGTCCTACTCGGAGCTTGCCAATAAGCAAGGGAAGTTATTCACCGCATCGCGTCGCGTGACTGATGTCGCTGGCGGGGCTAACCTTGACAGCATTTTTATTACCGGCTCAAAACAGGTTGTGTTTAACCAGCGCATAATCGGATACACCGGTAAAGGTGTCGTAGCGTCAATCTACCGTGGAGCCGTAGCCACTGGCGGAACCGCTGCGGAGATTAATAACCCAAATGACATCGCACCGCATACTGCAGCGGCACAGCTTCTGACTGGCTCTACGGTGACAAGTATCGGTCAGCTGACGGTGGCTGCAACGTATAGTGAAGGGAACGCATCTAATCAGGGGCAGGGTAATTCGCAGGCAAAGCTCGGCGAACAGGTCATCATGGCACCTGATACCACCTATCTGTTACGCATCACATCCCTGGATACTGCTGCGCAAAATATCAATGCTTATGTTTCGTGGTTTGAGGATGACGCTTATCTTCCGTGATAAGAGAAAAGCCCCGAAAGGGGCTTATTTGCGCTTATTCTTCAAATGATGCTGCCTGGCGATATAAAGAAGTTCGTCGAACACCTTTCCAGTCATATTGCGACACTGCCTGTACTGCATCAGTGCCGCATCAATCGCGCCCTGTTCAATATCCGGGATTTTCGCCCGGATGTTTTTGGCTATGAAGTCTTCGGGGGTCATAATTGTTAGCCCTCATCATTAATGCTATGCAGTTTTCCACCGCAGAATGGGCAGAAGTTCAGGATTACAGGGCTGCCATTTCCTGACTGGTATGTAATTTTTTTCCCAAGAGATTCTCCAGTTGAAATCAACATAGAATGACCAGCAACCAGACCTTTTGTTTTTTTGTTGGACACATATTGAAGATATTCAGCCAGGTGCGCGCAGATATTAGTAGCATAACGCTTCCCTTGGCTTGCGCATGGAATTAATTTATTTGTCATCACAGCTTCTCCAGAATCGCCAGCACTTCACTCAACTCAGCGGAAGGAAGGCGCAAAAATTCTTCTGTCTCCTGCGCCACATGTCCCTCAGCAACAACCATGTGATCTGCTTCTTTCAGCAACTGAATCAGGCGGTCAATCGGCTTAACTTTTTTGGCCTTGAGAGTTTTAGCTGTCACCTTATCCTTGCCCTGCGCTTTCGCTTCCTCAACGGCGGCATCAATAACGTTAACGGCATCATCGCCATGCTCACGTGCGACCGCAACGGCGTTGGCATAGCTGATTTGGCCTGCATTGATGCGTTGCTTGATAGCATCAGGCACATCACCAAGTGACAGGTGCATCTGCACATCAGAAACTGAGCGGCCTACCTTTTTGGCGATCTCTTCATTCGTCCATCCGAACCCTTTGAGGCGCACATAAGCCTTTGCACGCTCAAGCGGGTCGAGTTGCTTACCCTGACTGGATGACACCATGAAGGCGATTTTATCTGCTTCATCGCCGGTGAAGTCTTTGCACTCAATGCGCGCAATTGGCACGCCGCGCTCAATGGCACACAGTGCGCCAAGATAACGATGCTGGCCGTCAAGAATCTTGATGCGCTTTCCGTCGGCATCAGGAATAACAGTTAACGCCGGGATTGGCTGGCCTGATTCCCAGCACTGCGCGAAGTATTCAACGTGCTGTTCATCGGCTTCGCGGATGTTGTACCCCGGCTCAAGATAAAGCTGATCGACAGGAACCTGATAACCTTTATTGACCACGATTCCGCCGCGAGTTTCTTTGTCTGAGTAAATTTTTCCGAGAGATGTCATCTTTTCCTCACTTCGATAAGCAATAAAAACTAATAACGGAAACACTAATAACGATAACCGCCAGTTGAATCTTGAACTTGAGCCATCCCCTCTGGTCTTCTTTGCGGATTTCGTGGCGGATCATATGAACTCCCCAGTGGCCTTCAAATACTTCCTTCCATCATCTGTTAATACAAAAGATGGGAAGCTAAATCTGGTTCCATTGTTCGAATCCTTTACCAGCCCCAACTCAACGAGCTTCTGCCTTGATTTTGGCATCCAATGTGCAGGGTATCCATTTGTTCTTCTTATTTCCTTAAGGCATTTAAGTTGATTTTTTGTTAATGAAATCATTTTGATTCTCCGAGTGCTTTGGCGATGGCGGCGCGCGCTTGCAGGAGCGCAGGGTTATCAGGTGATGCCTCATATTGGTATGATTCGACCATATTTTGCAGTGCTTCCAGCATCTCAGGAGCGGCAGAAATTAAATTCGCGTTTGCCATTAGATAATCTTGCGGCTCATCGTCGGTAACTAGTGACACAACGCATTCAGCAAATCGGTAGTGTGGAACTTCACCTTTATGGTTAAAATCAAAGATTGCCATCCCATCTTTGATTCTCATGTCCCACGGGGCGGGGTATCCTTTGAACTCATTCATCTTCATCACCTCTAACATTTGTTATTGTTTCTACGTCATCACTATAGCGACAACCTCAATCTACGTCAACACTTTATGATAAAATTAAACGAACAACACTCACCCCGCGCTGTTCCGTCCTGAAAAACGTAAGGCGGCGAAATTGGATATAGCAATCGGCGTTATCGTCATAGCGTTTTCGCTGGTTCAGGTGTACAGATGCTGGAAGTTCATCATTCGGAGAATAATTAATGAGAGACGCGCTTCAGCACGCCGCAAACCAGATAATTAGTGGCACTGTCGGCCAGGTAATCGACAAAGCCGGTTATACATCCATCGGCACGGGTCTTGGCCTGAAGGTGGCAGAGCAGACGCCAGTAGCGCAATCATATATTGCCTCAATGATCCCCCATTCGATTACCGAGTGGGCAGCGGTAGCCTCTATACTTGGCGCGCTGTCACTGGTGGCAAAAAACCTTTTTGAGATGTGGTGGAAGATTCGGGAGAGCAAAAAGAATGGCAGCACCGACAGCAAGTGAACTTGTCGCCGCCATGGCGTCAAGAGGCGTAACTATCACCACAGCAGACGCAACGGGCATCCTGTGTCTGGTGGCGAGCATCACAGAGTGTCTTGAGCTTAATTACCCTGAAGACACATGCAGGCAGGATGCAATTCTGCTATGGGCATCTATCCTGATCGCCTCAAATACAGCCGGGAGATACATCACCAGCCACCGGGCGCCATCTGGTGCGTCGCAGTCATTTGGCTATGGCAGCAAGCCGTGGATGGCCCTTTACAATCAGATGAAACTACTCGATACGGCAGACTGCACAGGCGACCTTGTGGAAGAGCCTGATGGGGCAGCAAAGCCGTGGTTTCGGGTTGTCACCGGGAGCAAGTGCAGATGAAAACGCAAACATTAACTGTAAATATCGCAATCCGTAAATGGTGCCTGCCACTGCTGGTTATTCTGGTATTGCTGCGCCTTCCTGTTCCGCGCTGGGTTTATACTCTTGAGGCTGCGCCATGTCAGCAATAGCCAGATGGACTTACACATATCCATGCACAATCTGGCGGCTTACTGGCAAGGATAAGTATGGCAAACCGACATTCGCCGCGCCAGAGTCCCTCATGTGTGATTATGGCTTCGATAAGAATCTGACCACCGGCACAGCTGGCAATGAGATTGCACAGAAAAACACATTCTGGACGGAATACCAGAATGCGTCTGTTGGCGACTTCATCATGCTTGGCACCATCACCACTGCTGACCCGCTGGCCGCCGGAGCTGACCAGATTAGAAACGTTGTGAATTACGGCAACACACTAAATCGCAACGACCTGCCTGATTTTGCGCTGGTAACGGGGTAATGTATGGCCGCCAAAATGCGAGGTATCCAGCAGGCGATTAAGCGCACTCAGCAGATAGTCGGTGAGATTACTGGCGAGAAGGCGGTATCAGCAATAAAAGCCGCTACCTACATCATCAGGACTGAATCGGCGTCTATGACTCCAGTAGCTACATCGGCGCTGATAAACAGCCAGTATGACACCGTTGAGGTTAATGGCACTCGCATAACTGGCAAGATTGGGTATGCTGCCAATTACGCCCTGTATGTCCACAATGCACCAGGTAAACTGCTTGGCACGAATACGCCGCGCACAGGACGGCTCAAAGGGAAGGGGAATGTATGGGATAAGAGCGGCGAGCCTAAATTCCTTCTCAAGGCTGGCGAAAATACACGCGAGCTTGTCGATCAGGTAATTAAAAAAGAGATGGCGCTAAAATGAGAGATATGCTTGAGCTTGTTGACCAGTACCTTAGCGATGCCGGTCTTTATGACGGGTGGACTTCTCAGCTTGAGTTCTGGAATGATACCGAAGTTGGCACAGACCGGTTCATGGTGCTGCAATCCAATGGCGGCACGAACGTAAGCAAAGGACTCGGCGGCGATTACTATTTTTCACTCTATGTTGTCGGCCAGCAGGGTCAGTACAACATCGAGGAGACAAAAGCAAAAGCGCTTGATGTCATCTCATATATCAAAGAGCATCCCGTTGATAGTTGCATTGGCATGATTCAGTTGCAGGCGCCGCTTGGTCGCCCTACTCTTACGACAGAGAAAAGGCCTGTTTATGAGTTGTTGCTGAGGGTTGTTTTTGGTGAGTGATGGTTCCCGCGACAGGATTCGAACCTGTAATCATCAGATTATGATTCGGGTGCTTTAACCAGTTAAGCTAAACGGGAATTTGGTGCGCCGCTTCAACCGTGAATCTGGTGCCAGAATAACCTATCTAAGATAGTTTATTTAGCATTGCAGTCCAGAGGATATCAGTTCGACGACTTTAGGGTGATCAGCCCATTTCATATGTATTGTTGTGGCCCTGGTGCCTCCAGGTTGCTGGTAGGTAAATCCAGCAGGCATAACAATTCACCAGTGTATCTCTACCTTGCCACGTGCGCATAGCCGCATTACCACAACGATAAGATCACTGCACTTTGCTTCGTACTCCGTGGCAATCAAGTCCACCATGTAAACCTGCAATGCTCTTACCCGTTGTGTGTTGTGGTGGCCGGTGCTGATCTCCGGCTTGCGATGTCACGAATTGGCTACAGTAGAACGTCCGCTCTGCTACTGGTCATGAGCGCATCAGCCTGCGCATTCACCACAACGGAAAGAGCACTGAACGCTGCATTATGGCTCTATCTCAGCTGCGCCGACTGCAGTCCCGATATGACCAACCCATGAGAGGGTATCTGCCAATTACTTTTATGCTCGGTCAATGCTCTTACCTGTTGTGTGCCCATTATTAATCACACCGGGCCAGTGCGCCGAATTCATTGACAAGGATTCGGAAGACCTTGCTGGTGTTTAGCCGTTAGGCTACTGCCAGATACATTTCTTCGTTTGCATTTATCTTTGTGGTCAGTTTCTAAAAACCCGCAAAGTCGCACCGAAAACTATCTGATATTTAATCTACACCACCAATCAAAACCTGTCAACATGATATAATGCGATTGTTTAGCTAAACACAGAGGATTCTAAACATGGCTATTTGTGCAAATGATAACGGCATCATCACAGGTCGCCAGTCGCTCATTGAGCTGGCTGATGGCTGCTGGGATGCTGTGCCAGCAGAGGAAGATTGGAAGTTTTTTGCCCCCATGACCTCAAAAGGCGTCGACTTCAGCCCAAGCACCACCACTTCTGAGGCTGACGATGGCGATGGCTTTGTTGCAACGCTGGTAACTACCGCAGACCTCACCATTTCCGGTGATTTTGAAGTTCGCAAGGCTGACAAGGCTGATGAGTATGGCGTGCACAACCTCATCAAATACTTTGTCACCGAAGTAAAAGCGCGTCGCCAGCCGTCGCTGTGGGTTCGCCAGACCACCGGTAATACTGTTGTCGTGGCTTACTGCAACATTACCGCTCTGAGCTACGATGGCGGCACCAACGACATCATCACCGGCTCTGTTGAATTCAAGCCGTATGATGGCTCTACCGTTGACGTGTCCAGCATCGAAGACCTGACGCTGACTACTGATATCAGCGCAACAAAAAGCGTTGCCACTGGCGACACTCTGACGCTCGGTCCGGTGGTTGCGGCTGGCGGTGTAGAGCCTTATACCTACCAATGGTATAAAGGCACCACGCCGATCAGCAGTGCTAATACCAACACGTTCACCAAGGCCACTGCTGCCGCAGGTGATGCTGGTACGTACTTCTGCCGCGTGATGGACTCGGCAACCAGTCCTGATTACGTTGACTCTACTAAGTGTGTCGTCACCGTGACCGTATAAAGAAAACCCCCGAAAGGGGGTTTATTTTAATGTCCAGCTAATATTATTGAGGAAGAAATCGCTGCGAACTCTTTTTACTAATCCTCGCTTTTCCATATCCTTTAATTTCCTCAGCACTGATGGCGTATCTATTCCTTTATACTTGTAAGAGAGCAGATTTCTAACGTAATATGTAGGTTCACCATTGCGCATTTTACCAAGGCACTTCAAAACATCATAATCCTGAATAAGCGCTATTCTCATGCCTTCCTCGCCTTGTTCTTGATGCCCCACAAAATCAGATTGGCAATAAACTCAGATCGTCTCAGGTGAATTGCTATCGCATAGTTTATGTCGATGCGCTGGCCTGCATATGCAGATATCACATCTTCGTCATCTTTGTTAACTGGCATTTTTGGACTCCTGCATCATGAGGAAGACAATCATTGCGGCGCGGAGTGGGTTTTTGTGGTTTACGCGATGTTTAACATATGCAGTCTTGAATTGCGCTCGCCATGTTTTCTCGTGCCTGTTCACCACAATACATTCCAGAGAAATGCTATTATTAACAATAATCGGCCACGCATCTGCTGGGTTGTTGCAGTAGTCTTTTGCTTTAAATGAATCCAGCCCTGAAATTTCCATAACCTCTGAATGCACGCGGCAATTAATCTCAAAATCACTCATCTTGCTGTAATCAGTGCTCATCTCTTATCCTCCACCACTACGCCAATCTTATCCAGCAACAAAATCGCCTTTACACGGGCCTCCTCATAGGTGTAGCCCTGATCAATGTAAAGGTCGATGTAAAATCTCAAATCAGCATCAGTCTCGTTCATATGTCAAACCCTCAATCACCTTACGCTTTCAATCTACGTCAGTTTTGCGCCCCCTGTCAATGGTATAATTACGTCATTGTGAAAACAGGATTTAGACATGAGACAACGCACACCGCTAACAGAAATCGGAGAGATGCGCATCTCCCTGGCTGACAAGTCTTTTTTCTTCAAGCCATCATTTGCGGCGATGAATGATCTTGGTTCACCGAAAGAGATTGTCGAGCTGTACGCTACGCTTAATGGCTATGAATACGCGGCCATACTTGGCGCTATTCAGTCATTGCCGTATGGAGCGCAGATTCAGGTGGCAAAAATCCTGTCACGCCCTGCCTATGGTAAGAAAGTGCTCAGCGCCGCCTGCCTCATCATGCAGTCCTGTTGCGATGATGATATCTCGGTGCTCATTGGGTCATGGAAGCCAACTCCGCGCGGTGTGAAGTACGTCACCGGAAGAATGCCAGTAAATGACATTATTATTATTGCTCGCAACCTGATGGAGCATGGCATCATCGGCAAGTCTCCACTCAAGGTTCCTCAGCGCTCGGAAAACCAAAAGCGTACAACCAGTGAGTTGAGAATGTCGGATTACATCATCTCAGCTCGCACCCATTTCGGAATCACCCGTGAGGAAGCTGAAGACCTGACCATGACCGAGTATCAGCAGATGATAAAATCAAAATACCCGGAACCTGAAGGCATGACGCGCGAGCAGTATGATGCATCTTATGAGCGGGCCAAGCTGAATAAACAGAAACTGAAAGAGAAAGCCGCCAGAAAGGCCGCTAAAAGCAAAGGAGAAAAATAATGGCAGAAGAAGTTGGCGGCATTGTCTATGAGGTTGGCATTGATACATCTCAGTTAGCGGCTGGCAGTCGTGAAATAGAGTCAATGCTAAATGACCTTAGTGGGAACATGGGGCGGCTCGAGGCCAGTGTAAACAGGACGGAGCGCTCTATTGGATCGATGGAACGAACAATGTCCAGCCTTTCTGGCGTTGCCAAGGGATTGTTCGCGGCGCTTTCTGTGCAACAGGTTGCGAGTTACGCCGATGCCTGGACTGAACTAAATAACAAGGTAGCTAACTCGGTTCGTACTGGAGAGACGCAGACCGAAGTTATGCAGCGGATCTTTGATGTTTCACAAGCAACCCAGTCATCCCTTAACGGCACGGCGACTCTTTACGCCAGGCTTGAGCGAGGAACCAGAGGGTACAACACCAGTGCGGAAGATCTAGTCCGCCTGACCACTATTATCAACCAGGGATTTGCAGTATCCGGCGCAACGGCTCAGGAAGCTGAGAACGCAATCATTCAGCTATCACAGGGTATCGCTTCCGGAGTTCTGCGCGGCGAGGAGTTTAACTCAGTGTCAGAGCAAGGCAGCCGCCTCATGGTCGCTCTGGCTGATTCGATGGGTGTTTCTATTGGTCAATTAAGGGCTATGGCCGCTCAAGGGCAACTGACAACAGACGTTGTAGTTAAGGGGCTTCTGTCACAAGGCGATGCAATCGGCAAAGAATTTGCCAACACCACCGTCTCAATCGCCAAGGGATTGCAGGTGGCCGGTAACAACGTAACGAAGTTCTTTGGCGAAAACTCGACGGTTAAATCATTCGCAGCAGGGTTCCGAGACTCTGTTATTACAATAAGCGAAAACCTTGAGACGCTGAGCGGCGCCCTTATCATTGTAGCTGGCGTAATGGGGAGCCGTTATGTTGGCGCGCTGGCAATGTCCACTGCCGCGAAAATATCAGATATAGCAGCATCAAGACAGCAATTAATAGCTGAGAACCAGCAGGCACAATCAGCACTTGTGGCTGCAAATTCCGCGCAGAGGAAGGCTTTAGCTGATAAAGAGGCGGCGCTATCATCTCTGGCGCTTGCTCAGGCTGAATATAACGTAGCAAAAGGCAGTGCAGCCGAGATGCTGGCGCTTGATGCTCTGGTTGCAGCAAAATCAAGAGCTAGTGCCGCGTCACTATCCCTTGCTCAGGCTGAAAACGCACAGGCTACGGCATTAGCGAGAGCAGCATCCGCGGCAAGCGCTGCATCGGTAGGAATTGGCCTTGCCAGAGGTGCTCTTTCATTGATAGGCGGGCCAGCAGGCGCGGCGATGTTAGCAGCGGGGGCAATATTTTACTTTTGGCAGAAAGCACAGCAAGCCAGAGAAGAAGCAATCCGCTTTGCCGATAGTCTGGACAAAGTAAACGCCTCAATGAAGGCGATGAATAATACCCAACTCAGGGGGGCGATAGCTGACGCCAATATTTCAATTTCGGCGCAAAAGGATGCTGTGAGAAATCTGCAAAGTGAAGTTGATGCACTTCGTGAGAGGTATCTTAGCTTCACTCCTGCCGCGCAAGAGGTGGCTGAGTCACTTGGTCAAGGGTCGCAATTTGCTTCTGATCAGGAAAGGGTGCTCAATGAATTAAATAAAAAATCAAGAGATTTAGCTGATGCTCAGGATAAACTAGCAAGAACTCAGGACACGGCAGCAGAAGCAAGCAGAACCCTAACAAACAACATGCTTACCTCAATGGGGGTACATGATGGCCTGATTGAGAAAGGCTCGACTCTTGAGAGAGTGCAGGGGGCGGTGGCAAGAGCATTTGGATTGACTGCCGATGAGATAAACAGAGCAAATCAGGCAGGACAAAACTTCAACCCCAAATCCTTGCAGGTATCAGCCCCAACAAAAGAAGCAGATAAGATGATTCTCAGCCTTGAGGAGCAGAATCAGCTTTTAAAAATACAGGATGAAAGACAAAGGGCGGTAACAAAAGCACGGCTGGAGGCTCAAAAGGTAACTGATAACCCCAATCAGATAGCCAGAGCTGGTGAGCTTGCAGGGCAGATATATGATTTAAATGAGGCCGAGAAAGCAAGGGAAAAATCGCAAAATGATTCTCAATCAGCGGCCAAAAAAGCAGCCACAGAGCAGGAGAGTATCGCCAATAAACTTGAGCAGCTTCGCCAGAAGTCACTGCTTACCGCTGAAAGTACAAGAGAGCTTAGCCGTGAACAGTCAATACTGGCCGCTCAGCAGTCTCTTGGAAAAGGCGCCACTCAGGAGCAAATTAACCTTGCAGGACAATATGTAGCCAAGGCATGGGATAACGCCAACGCGCTCAAGGCTCAGGCAGAGGCGGAGAAAAAAAGAGCCGAAGCTGTAAAAGGCTTTGCTGCATTAAAATCGCAGACATCCCCAATGTTTGCCGTTGAAACAAATTATCAGAAAGATTTAGCAGCGCTCAATGCTTACGCGGTAGCTTACCCGCAAAAGATAGCGGAGGTTGAGCAGGCTAGAGCAGCTATTGAGGAGCAATACCGCCAGCAGCGCCTTGATGCCATGTGGCAGGAGTGGAGTCAGCAGAATGCGGCTACGCAAGCAGCTGCTGCTGCATTTGATGCTTTTGGGCAAATCGCAAGCAACGCCTTAACTGGCGTTCTGACTGGCTCAATGTCTGTTAGCGAGGCGCTACAGTCAATAGGGAGCAATGTGTTAAATGCGGTTATTAACTCTTTCGTTCAGATGGGTGTGGAGTGGCTTAAATCAGTAATAATGGGACAGGCAGGAATGGCAGCAGCATCTGCCGCAACCGCCGCTCAGGCGGCAGGAATAGCATCGGCTATGGCGCCAGCAGCAGCGATGACCTCGCTTGCTACATCTGGAGCTAACGCAATCCCAGCTCAGGCTGGTATTGCTTCTACGGTTGGTGTGGCTAAAGCAATGTCTGTTGCCGGGGCATTAAAGAATGGTGGCCCTGCGCAGGCTGGCTCAATGTATCAGGTCGGCGAGAATAACCTCCCTGAAATCTTCCAGGCCAGTAATGGTAATCAGTACATGATACCCGGGGACAACGGAAAGGTTATCAGCAACAAAGACCTTACCGGAGGTGGCAGTGGTATTGTGATTTATAATAGCGTCACAAACTACAGCAGCGGAGCAACAACAACTACCAGTGCCAGAGACAATGGAGATGGGTCTGTTACAATTGAGACGATTGTGGCAGATATCGAGGCTGGCGGCCCGATATCAAACGCTATTACCAGTCACACCACTGCAACCAGAAGGGCAACAGAATAATGGCTATAGCTTATCCATCATGGCTACCGCTTGCGCAGCGGGCCAGTAAAAACATGACCACTCAGACCACCTTCCGCAGCGATCAGCCTGCGGTTGGGGCGCCAATATTTCAAAAGTTAACGACAGATGTTGCAGTAACATGGAGTTTGACATGGGTTTTCACGCTCAGGCAGGAGCGGGCATTTATGCAGTGGTTGAGAAGCCCAAATTATCTCAACAAGTGCAATGAATGGTTCACGATGGATATCGATCTTGGTGGCAGCGGATTACAGAATCAGACTTTGCACTTTACTGATTACCCCGTGCAGACAAGCATCAATGGCGGTATCGTCACATGGACTGGAAATGTCATCTGTAAAACCCTCAATAACTCCATGGATGAGTTTGATGATGTGCTTGTTGAGCTTGATGAGAGATGGTATTCATGGATCGATGAAGTCGTTAACAGGGATTTGCCGGAGTATCCATAATGCCAACATTGCGTGAATACCAGTCAAAAAGGCCAAACTGGAAGCTGTATGACACCATAACCTTTTATCATTCTTCATTTGGTTACGTCCGGCTAGTTGGCAACGAGTTTTCTGATATTGTACTTGGCGGCCAGACTTACCAGCCAGTGCGCATGGATGTAACCAGAAGCCAGCAGTCAAACACGCCGGTAATCAATGCCACTCTGAAGTTTGCAAGACTGGCAAATGACTTTAAGCAATATTTAAAGTTATGGTCAGGCTCTGGACGCATTGAACCTATCACTGCGTTATACCAGCGTTTTGACGAGACCGACAAAGACACACCATTAAAACCATATACGCTTTATGTGAACGATGTGACGCTTGATCAGTCTGATGTAACTGTCTCCATCTCCATAAAAAACCCAATCAATGGCAACGTGGCAAAACTTTATGACATCACAGAATTCCCCGGATTGCGTACCGTTTGACTATTTTGAGAGGATGATGCTTGGCAAGCCATACGTCGACAGGTGTTGTCACGTTGACGCGGTGGACTGCTGGGGTCTGGTGGTGCTGTTCTATCGCCTGTGCATGAATGTCAATGTTCATCACGATGATTCATATTCAAGTGGCGGCGATTTTGTCACTTGTTTCAATGGAGAAGTTTCATTCTGGAAAGATACCGAACAACCAAAAGTTGGCGATGTGGTGGTTGCTTATCGCGGGAGTCATCCGGTACATGTCGCGCTGTGGTGGGGTCGTGATAAAATACTGCATGCGCGAGAGAAAACGGCAGTCAAGACAGACCGCCTTAAAACACTCGAAAAATTATCAACAAAATTAAGGTTCCTGACTTATGCCGGTTATTCACATTCAGAAGATGCCAGGAGTTCCAAAAGAGACGGGTAATGTTCCTGCTGGCACTAATCTGTGGAGATGGCTGGAGAATTCCGGCCTTCCATCTGACATCAGGATTGCGCTGAATGGCCGCATTTTTGGACCTGATGATGAATTATCGATATCGTTAAAACAAAACGATATTGTTAACATTTACTGCCAGCCTCGCGGCGCCATTGGCGACCTTATCAGCACGATACTCAAGCCTGTAACTAAGGTTCTTTCTTTTCTGCTGCCAAAAGCATCAACGCCATCAACAAGCACTGGCGCGACGGTTGAATCACCCAACAACAGCCTGAAATCGCAAACCAATATTGCACGTAACGGAGAGGCAAGACCTGACAACTTCGGTCAAATAAGGGCATTCCCTGACCTCATTCAGGAATCTCTTTTTGAATACATTGACGATCTGAAGTACGTAACTGAGTTCATGAATTTTGGACTTGGGAAATACACCATTTCATCGGTTAGATATGCAGAAACAAACCTCGGGTCTCTGCCCGGAGCCACTCATGTCATCTACAATCCAGGTGATGTGATTGGACAAATCATTGAGCCTTACCAGTTCGACGGACTTGACGGTCAGGAGGTTCCAGGACTGAACGAATCAGAAGATACCCCGATAGAGACAGCGACCACAACATCTGGTACCAGTGGTGATTATGCTGGCGGACAGTTGTTAATGGTCATACCAAAAAACACTGATTTCGATTATTTTATGGGGTTGTCTTTGCCTCACTCAGTGTCATTAACAATAAATATTACCTACAACTCGACATCCGGGCCAGTTACTGAAAACATTCAGCTTAGTGGCAATATCATTTCAGCTGAGGAAACTGAAACTGGCGTCATTCCTGATATTCAGTATTTCTATAATTTCACCTTCAATAACCTGACCGGCGCAAATCTTGGCAACCTGACAGGAGCAACCATCAACAACACTTATTTTCAGATTGTGGATAATGAGGCACTTGTTGTTGGCCCATATGTTGGGGCTGTGGAATCAACGCAGGTTTGGGTTCACGTTCAGTCTGAGCTTGGGCCGACCAGTGGCACAGCAGATTATCTGATCAAGGTATGGGCGGTTGATGACAATGGGGATGCCATTCCAGGAACTGAGGAGCAGCTTGCAGACAGTATTGACAACCCATTCAATCAGACAACCAAAACCTATTATCGCACGTATAAGTTAACTCCTGCTCATGGGCTGGCTAAGTATGCCATCAGCATTGAAAGGACAAACAACTCAAACTCTGGCAACCGCGTAACGTTGCAGGCGGCGCATGCCATCAATATCCGTGAAAACGTGGTTTATCCAGATGACACTCTGGTTAAAGTGACAGTGAAGGCCACGCTTCAGCCCACATCAGTTACTGAGCGCAAATATAATGCGCTGATTACCCGATGGACTATTGGATACAACAGAACAACCGGGACAGTCGACTATACGTTAACTCCATCAAGAAGTTTTGCAGATTCAGTACTGCATAACTGGCTTATTACTGCTGGTCAGCCTGAAAGCACCATTGATATAGGCAGGCTCTATGAAATAGCTGATGCGCTGCCTGATGCGCGCCTTGGGTATTTTGATTACACCTTTGACGATGAGGATAAGTCCATTGGTGAGCGAATTCAGACCATCTGTGATGCAGCTCGCGTGACGGTGTTTTGGGATGATGGCGTCTTATCGTTTTCAAGGGATGAGCAAAAATCAGCCCCTGAAACTGTGTTTAATACCAGAAACACGCAGGCTGATGGCTATAAAATGTCTTATGACATGACTTTGCCAGGGGCATATGATGGCGTAAGCGTTCAGTACCGCGACCCAAACACCAACAAACAGGCTTACGTTTATTATAAAGTTGGCGCTTCTGGTATCGAACCTGGGGAGCCAACTAAACCGAAAAAATTCGACATGCTATACGTTCGAAATCTGTATCAGGCAACAGACCGAGCCATGCTTGAGTGCAATCGTTTGATGTACTCACGTCGCGGAATGGAGATAAAAGCGCTTGCTGATGGCGAGTGGGTGAACGTTGGCGATATGATTTCTGTTGTCGACATTTATGATTCGGTACAGCAAACAGGCGTTATCCGTTCAAGGTCTGGAAACGTATTTACCACCAGTGAACAGATCACGGCGGGAAGTGGCCTGTTTGTGGTTATAACCGGCGCCAATGGGAATGTGTCAGAACGCCTGGCTTGTACGGTTACTGGATTGAATACATTCGAGTGTGCACTACCATCTGACTTCGAGTTAAACATTTTTGACGGTGTTAATGTTCAGTCAGAATCAAGATATGCCATCTCCACAGAGGTTGAGCTTGACTCAACGTTATGGACAGTCAGCCAGAAAACTCCAGGCACAGATGGCACAGTTTCTCTCACCGTAACCGAATACAACGATGCCATGTACGCCTACACCAACCCTGTTGCGTGATACAATAGGGCAATTAATGATTACGGAGATTGAAGCCGATGGCTACCACCCCAACTAACAATGCAATCCCCTCTGAAGACCCGCGTGACCTGAAGTTTAACGCAGGGAAGATTGATGAAGAGGTCAATGGCAGTGCTGATTACTACACCGACCGATTCGATGTGCAGAGACTGACGAATACCGGTAGGAATAAACAGTTTCAGGATGCGCAGACTCAAAGGGAATATGATTTTCAGCAATTTCTCTTAAACTCTGGTTATCAGTTTTTAGGAGATTATGAAAACGGGCCTTATACAATTGCCGCTCGTAATCAGATTATTCGTTATCAGAATGAGTTTTGGCGTTTAAATGCTGCCACTAACCCACCATATACAACCACTGGTATTAATAGTGCATCTTGGGCTACTGATGTTACGCATCTTGTAAGTGTTGGCGATGCTAATTTAAGGCAGGAATTATCTTCCTCTGTAATACCGGGAACTTCATTAGTAACCCACTCTGATGGTATACAGCTTGATGATTATATAGAGATTTTTAACAGAAGAACTAAGTTTATAATGCCGGAGGATTTACCAGGCACTGACACAGAACAGCTCCAGTCGGCGCTATCTTATGCGAAGTCCAACAAAGTCAATGTGGTGTTACAGGCGGGGAAAACCTATTATGTAACTGGGTCGCAAGGTTTGGAAGTAGATTTAGGGTACTATTCTTTCGAGAGCCCCAATGGCATCGCCTATATTGACTTTACAGGTTGTACTGCCCCTTACTGTTTATGGGTTCATTCCAGTCGCCCATATCCTGCTGGGTCAGAGAACCACTGTACATCCATGCGTGGTATAAAAGTCAAAGGTGCGATTCAAAACATTGGTCAGCGGTTGCTGCTAACTGGAAACAATAACGATTCCAGCAACGGCACCTATAATGGCGACTGTAAGATCGAAAACTGCATGTTTTCCACTGCTGATATCGTTTTAGGGGGCTCCAATAGTACCTGGCGTTATAAATTCATCAATTGTGGATTCATGATGGAGTCAACCGGAGGCACATATGCGATGCACTTCCCAGCCGGCCTTTCGGACTCCGGAGAGTCAATTACTTTCCAAAATTGCAAAATATTCGACATGAAAGGATGTCCGATACTTGTGGAATGTGCGAGTTTTGCCATTGGGATGCCTGGCACATCGGTATTGAATACCCCGATTAAGATAACTGGTAACGGTGCCATGGTCATCTTGGATTCGGCGGCTAATATTGAAAATCCAGGGGCGTCAGCGTGGTATCGCTACGGGGAAGTAACAGGAATTGCGGCGCGACTCATCCTTAATGGGTGTACACTTGTGTGTAACAACCCGTCGCTGCAAACGAGACCACTATTCCACGTGGGGGCAAACGCCCTCATCGATGTAACCCTTGTTAAAACACCAGGAAATGATTATCTCTTTCAGAATGGAGACGAAGGATTAAGAACTTTTGTTGAGGGAGATGGGTATGTTACCGCAAGTCATTGTATAGGAGATATCTTGTCCGGGGTGGGAAATATTCCACTCCATAAATCCCTTAACCCAACATTGAATCCCGGATTTGAGACAGGGGATTTATCATCGTGGACATTTAATAATCAGGGTTCTGCCAGTCAAACATGTGTAGTTGGTACAGCATATAAGAAAACAGGAACTTATGGTGCGAGAATGACATCGTTCGGGTCGTTAAGTTGTTTCTTATCTCAAAAGGTAAAAGTAACACAGCATGGTTATTACTCGACAACGTGTCAAATCAATACAATAACGGCTGGAACAGGAACAACAGCAGGGGCGTTAACCGTTACATTTTACGATAGGGCTGGCAACCCCCTCCAATCAGGTGCAAGTAGTAATTTTACTAACACCCCGAGCGGATGGCAATCTGTAGGACGGTTCATACAGGGTCGCGTGCCACAAGCCGCTGAGTACTGCGAAGTATCTATCCGCTGCCGTGAAGGTGCGGTGATCGACGTCGATAATTTCATTATTAATTTTACATAGAGGTGTTAAATGTTAAAAGTAAATGTGTGGTTTATGACAACTGACGCTCTTCCGGTTACAGTGGAAATAGATGATGGCGGCTCATCGTTTTCCGACGAAATTGAAAAACAAGATTATGTGTTAGATTACTTAATGAACAATGGGTTTTCTGACAAAGAAGAATTGACATTTAAAATAGTTTAAGGGGCTTGCGCCCCTTTTATTTTAAATTTTTGCATTATGATTTAGCATTAATGCTAAATTTACGCAAAAATCTAGCACCTTGCGCATTTCGTTCCATGTCTATACGGTCTTTTTGCGCTGGAAAAATTTCCAGGGGTCTAATTCAATATCAAACTCTGAATAAACATCGAAACATAAAACTTTATCATTTTTGAATTCCTTTGCGATAACTAGTGTTGTATCAGGCCCTGGCAATCCGTATATGTATAATTACGGATTGCCTAAAATTACATCAACACCATGTTCATCTTTCATAGTCATATACCTTATGTTGTTTTTTGAAAACTCAAAACGGAATATCATCGTCAAAATCCATCGGCGGCTCGTTTGCCGGTGTTTTTTGTGTGCTTGATGGTTGATGAGGTTTACCCCATCCTGACTGCTGATTGCTTCCTGATTGTTGTCGCTGCTGTGATTGTTGGTTTCCATTATCACTTGATTTACCACCAATCATTTGCATAACGCCGTTCATCGGCTGCAAGACAATTTCAGTAGTGTATTTTTCAACACCGCTTTGATCTGTCCATTTTCGAGTGCGTAATTTACCCTCTATGTATACCTGAGAGCCTTTGCGCAGGTATTCGCCAGCCACCTCTGCCAGCTTTCCGAAGATAACAACGCGATGCCATTCAGTTTGCTCTTTCTTTTCACCTGTGGCCTTGTCATTCCACTGTTCTGATGTTGCCAGAGAAAGATTGCACACAGCGCCGCCAGATGGCATATATTTAACTTCCGGGTCTTGTCCAAGAGTGCCCAAAATGATTACTTTGTTGATTCCGCGAGAGGCCATAATTTACCCTTAAAAGTTTTCGATGTTCTGTTGAGATGTTGATGGCTTCTCTTCGTTTGCAGATGACGCAGGCGCCTCTGCTTTCTGGAGTTTGGCCGGGTTGAAATCACTGCCGCCAGCAATGAATTTCGCTTTCATTTCCTGGTATGCTCCGACGATTACGCGAGTGGCAGCATCATCACCACGAAATGATTTGTATTCTTCACCATAAATGGCAGTAAGCTCATCCATGTTTGCTGCTGAACGAATGAGTGCGGCTGCATCTTTAGGAGACTTCCGCGCGGCATTGCCATCGTCATCAGCCTGCGCAATACCGAACATGGACGCAATAGAGTAGCGGCGCGCATACGTCATTGCGGAGCCATAACCCTGAGCATCTTTCTTGGCAACTGGCATTGGCATGACCGAAGACATGTATTCGCCAGACTCATGCATGATTGTTGTTTCCAGCTTCAAAACATCAACCGTATCGCTCTCAATGGCGTTCTGGATGATGATAAGACCGTTGGCCTCAAGCGCTGGTCTGATGGCATTCAGGAATGACTCAAG